CCATCCTTGAGCCAGCCGCCGACCGCCTGGAAGACGCGGCCCATGAACTGGGTGAACTTCTCCCAGATCTGTTTTGCGCTTTCAATGACGGGCTCGAGACCCTTTTTTATGCCCTCAAAGCCTTCTTTCAGCGAGTCTATCGTCTTCAAAGTCTGCTTTTTGAGCATCTGCCACATGGAGATCATCTTGTTCCGGAACCGGTCGTTGGTTTTCCACAGCTTGACGAAGATAGCTACCAGCGCGCCGACTGCGACGACGATTGCCAGCGCCGGAGCCGCGGCGATGTGCAGCGCGCCGGCGAACTTGCCGATCAGCCCCACCGCGCTGCCGATGCCGCCCACCAGCTTGCTGCCGATGGTCAGGATCGGGCCGAGGGCCGCCGCCACGCCGCCCACGATCATGACGGCCTTCTTCGCGCCGTCGCTCAGGCCGTTCCAGGCGTCGCGGGCCTTGAGGATGACGTCGCGCACCTTGTCGAGTGCTGCGCTCACGGCAGGCATGGCCACCGCGGCAATCTCCGCGCCGGTGACCTTAACGGCATTCATAGCCGTCTTGAAGCGGTCCGCCGGGTCGAGCGTCGCCTCGAAGGTGTCGGAGACCACGTTGCCGACGTCCTGAGTCGCGCTGGCGAGGTTCTCAAAGTCGATCGCGCCGGATTTGACAGCGTTGAAAACCTGCGCACCGGACTTGCCGAACATCTCATAAGCGAGCGTCATGGCCTCGGCGTCTTTTTTCCCGCTCTTGACCTTCTTTTGAAAGTCCTTGAGCATGGCGTTCATGGACTTGTTTTCCTTAGCGGCCAGCTTATTCGCCTTCGCCAGTCCACCGAATACCGCGGTCACGTCAGCGCCGGATTTTTCGATGTTGCCCATGAAGACGGTGGCCTCCTCAAGGTCCATCCCCATGGCCTGGAAGGCGCTGGCGTTTGCCGTGACGCCATCCGTCAGTTTATCGACAGATATGCCCGTATCCTGGCCGACCTTGGTCAGGACGTCCAGGTAATGCCCGGCGCTTTTTGAGGACTTGCCGAAGGCCGTCAGCGCCTTCTGCGTGGAGTTGACGCTGTTGGTCACGTCGGTGCCGTTGAGCTTGGCAAACTTAATATACTGGCCGGACAGCTCCTCCAGCGCGTCGCCGGTGATGCCGAAGCGGGTGTTCACCGCGCCGATTGCGTCGCCGGCGGTGGCAAAGTCGGTCGGGATGTTGGTGGCGAGGGACTTCATCCGCTCCTCCATGTCCTCCAGCGCTTCGCCGGAGGCCCCGGTGGCCACCAGTATCTTGTCCGCGCCCTCGTCGACCTCGTCAAAGGCCGCAGCCGCAGCCGCGCCTATGCCGAGCAGCGGGCCGGTGACGTACTTGGTCAGCGCGCCGCCCACAGCGCCCATCTTGTCGCCGAAGCCCTTGATCTTGTCCCCGGCGGCTTGGAGCTGCTGGGCGCCCACGGAGCCGAAATTCTTATACTCCTTGGTCAGATTCTCGAGATTCTGCTGGGTCTCGATGATCTCCCGCTGGAGGGCGTCATAATCCTCCGGGTCCGTGGCGCTTTTCTGGGCGTCCTTCAGGGTCTTCAGCCGCTCCTCGGTGGATTTGATCGAGGATTGCAGATTCTTTTGCTTCTGGGTCAGCAGCTCGGTGTTGCCGGGGTTCAGCTTCAGCAACTTGTTGATGTCCTTCAGGTTACCCTGGGTCTTTTGGAGCTGTTTATCCACCTCTTTGAGGGATGTTTGGAGCGGACCAGTATCGGCGCCAATCTCTACCGTGATGCCCTGAATCCTCTTGCTTGCCATAGTCTCACCACCTTAAAACGGCTTTTCGTCCTCATCCGGCAAAAGCGCATAGTCGAAATCGTCGTTGCCACGTTCGATCAGTATGTCGATGACCTCGCCGGTCTCTAAAAAATCCAGGTCAGGCAATGTCAGCCCGACCTGGAGCGCTCGCAGGATGAACACCGAGGAATTTAATTGGCGCTCGGTTCGCCGCCCTCTTTTTTTTCGAGGCTGTGCTGCCGGTTCTGGGTCGCGTACAGCTCGATGATCGCGCCGGAGGGCTCGGCGAAATCGAAGGTATCAAACATGTCGATCCAGTCGAGGTACTCGTCCAGCGTCAGAGCGTTCATGATGCTGCGGTCGCCGTGGGCCTCGGCGGCCTTTTTCATGACAAAGCCCATCTGCATGGCGAAGGTGATGCCCATGGCGCTGCCGCCCTCGCGGGACGCGGCCAGCGCCTGGAGCTCGAAGGGGTCCTCGCCGAAGAGACGGCGATAGTAAAAGTTGCAGCTGGAGACGGCCAGCATCTCCACCTCGCGGCTGCCGATCTTGATCTTTTTACTCGCCATTGATTAGCCTCCCTGCTGGGTGTTGGACGTCCCCTGCTGCGTAGAAGGCGGGGTGGGAACCTGCACAGCGGTGAACCAGTTGGAGAAGGCCGTCGCGTCGGTCTCCGGGGTGGTCTCGCCGTGGTCGAACCACTTGTCGAAGCCCGCCACATAGATGCCGGTGGAGGTGATGGTGGTGGTCTCCGTCTGGGGCTCCTTTGAACCCTCATTGGTCGCGCTGCCGACGGTGGGCGCGGTGGCGGTGCAGTTGTACATGACATAGCGCACCGGCTTCCTGTCGTTCATGGTCTCAAAGAGCAGCGCGAAGTGGACCTCTTCGGGGTTCATGTCCTCCAGCAGGATGCCCTTGTTATCGGCGATGTAGCCGAGGACCTGCTTTTTGAAGGCGTCGATGATGCGCGCCATTTCGAGATCACCCTGGCGGGACGTGGGTGCGGTGTTGGAGTAGTACACGCCGTCATCGGCGTACCAGGGCTCGCCCGCGCCCTGGGGCTCCATGGACAGGTTGCGCGCGCCGGGGAAGGTGACGGGATCACCATAGGTCGCGCTGCCGTCCTCGGCGATGGTCGCGATGGCGAAGGCCACGCGTTTGAGGCCGAATTTCACTTTGTTTTCATTCGTTCCAAGTGCCATTGATACACACCTCCGTGGTATAGGTCGTCATGTACATATGCTCATCGTCGAGGTATGTACAATCCTTGTCAAACGGCAGATCGTTGGCGTTCAGTACGTCCTCGATCACCGTTTCGCGGTCAAAATCCTTGTTGTCGGTGTACAGCTCGATCTGGAGCTGCTCAACATGGATATAATTGTGGTTGTCCGCCACAAAGTCGTTGTTTTGAGGGTAGATGAATGCGATGAAGGGCGGGCCGGACGGGCGGTTTTTGTCGCCCTTTTTGAAATAGTTGTAGGCGCTGGGCAGGCCCATGGACGCGATCATGTCCGCGATCTCCTCATAGGTCATAGCTTGCTCTGCACCTCCCTGACAAAGGTCTCCGCGATCTCATCGGCGATGGGCGCGATATGCTCATGCGGCGGCGTCGCCGGATAGGTGCGGCCCGTGCCATTGCGGGTGACGTGGCCGTATTCCAATAAGTGGGGCAGGCCGGGGTGGTTGTTGAAGATCACCGCGGTGGTGTACAGGCGGCCCTGGTTGACCTGGGACGTCCAACCCTTGGAGTAGTCGCCGGTGTGCGATTTGGTGGCCTGCTTGGAGGCCCTCCGCATGGCCTGCGCGCCCTTCTTGGCCGTCTGTGTGACGATCTCCGTCATATTGCCCTTGACGTCGTCCTGATACTCCTCGAGTATCTTCCGCATATCCTCGGCCAGCTTGTCGATGGCAGTTTTACGCGCCATGGACGCCCACCTTCCTCTCGGCGTAGAGCTCAAGATCATCCGTGCGGGCGTGATACTGCCTGTAGATGGCATAATGCACGCCGTTATAGATGAGCTCCTCCTCGCCCTTGTAATCGTCGAAAAAGATGGTAAAGCGGTATTCGGGTTTGAGCCCGCGCTCGCCGCCCGCGAAAAACTCCGCTCGCGTCACGCTGTCCACCTGGCAAAACACATCACGCAGGACGGGCGCGCCGGTGACACGGTAGACGCCTCGGGCGTCCTTTTCGCGCACATGGCCAACGAGGGTGATTATGTCGGACCTATCCAACACCATCACCCCAATCGGTGTAACCGGTGCACGTCGCCAGCTGCGCCTTTTGCTCGTCATAGGAGCGCTTCAACCGGTCATAATCGTCGGGCTGCCCGAAGTGCATCCTGCAATATGTGATTATCGCGGTCTGCACGATGGAGTCAGCCTCCGAGGGGATCACCACACCGGCCACGCCCAGATCAAGCGCAGCGGATTCAATGAGGCGGACGAGCTCCAGATCATAGACCTTCGTCTTGATTCTCAGGGCCAGTCTGACATCATAGAGCAGATCATACGCAGAAAATTTCGCGCAGCTCATTCATGTGCCTCCTGTTCCGCCAGAAATTCCGCGATGATGTCGGCCTTCCTGGTCGCTGTGATGTTATAGCCCAGATCAATAGCCAGCGCCTTTATTTGGGCTATGGTCATGGATTGGAGCGTCTCAGCGTCATACTGAGGCGCTCCGCGGGAGGCGCTGGCGGTTAAGCCGACGCCTTGGTCACCTTGACGAAGGCCTTGTCAGCCACCAGGCCCAGGGCGATGTACTCCCGGCCCACCAGCTTGACCATGTCCTTCTCGGCCAGGCTCAGCTCGTCATACTTGATTCGGATTTCGTCGCCGTTCGGGAAGTTGGCATGAGCGCCGAGGCCGAAGTCGCCGACGATCATCCAGGTCTGACCGGTGGTCGCAGTACCGACCGCGGGCAGGGTGTTGTTGAAGAACACGCGCAGGCCCTCGAAGGGGTCAACGGCATAGTTGCCGGCGTACTGCGCAGCCTTGATGGCGGCATAGGTGGCCTTATTCATGACGATGACGGGATTGGACGCCTCATCGGACAGCAGGCCCATGGCGGTCACGACGGTGGCCAGCTCAGGCTCGGCGGCGGCCATGGTGGGCACGCTTACGGCGGTGGCGGTGGCGGAGGCACCGGCGGCCACGATCAGGGCGATCAGGTCGTTCTCGGCCTTCTTGGCGATCTGATAGGTCAGCTCGTCATAGATGTAGTACAGGAACTCCTCGCCGCCCATGTCGAGCGCCTCGTCAGAGATGGTGATCCACTTCTTGATGGAGGCGGGGACCATGGTCACGACACCGAAGGTAAGAACTTCCTCGTTGGGCGCGTCGGTGCCCTCAGCGTGCACCACGGCACCGGTGGCGGACAGCTCGAAGCCGATCTGCAGATTGCCGCGGATGTAGGTCTTGCGGACCAGCTCCATCAGGCCCAGACGCTCCCACGCGGTGCGGATGCGGCCCTCGATGACGGTCGGGACGGGCACCTGGCCGGGATTGCCGGTGACATTGGAGTTGGTGGTCAGCAGGGCACGGCACTCGCTGTCATCGCCGGTCTTGATGTAATCGGCGAAGGCGTTGATGTAGGCCTTGCTGGAGCGGATTTCGTCCACGGTGGGCTCCTTGGTCTCGGTGCCAACGGGAGAAACGCCGGACACGCCGGAGTTGGCCACGGCCTTGCGGATTTCCTCGCGCTTGGTGGCGTCGGCCTTGCGCTTCTCAAGCTCCTCGTTGATGGCACGCGCCTCGGCCTGGAGGGCGTCCAGATCGGCGCCGTCCTTGTCGATCTCAGTGTTGATTTCGGCCTTGCGGGCTTCGAGCTCCGCAACGGTCATCTCGTTGATCTTCTTCATGATGTTTTCCCTCACTTTGTGGTCGTTAGAGTTCGCAGAGTATGCGGATGGCTTTTTTCTGCCGCTCCCGCTTTTCGCGGGCAAGCACCTCCTGCTTGATCTCGTCGATTACTCCATCGGCGAAATTCCGGGCAGATATTGAAGTCGCGTCATTTGCCGGAAGGCTCACGGCGCTAACATCATACAATTTGGATATGCTGGTGATGGTGCGCAGGATGTTGATGGTGGTGATGCCGGTCTCGTCGTCATGCTCCTCGGTTCGGTCGCGCTTGTCCTTGTTGACGCGGAAACCGAAGGACATCTTGGTGGTATATCCACCGTCGATCTCGTCATACACCTGGCGGCCCAGCTCCGTGCCTCCCAGCATGGCGCGGATGTGCAGGCCGGTGGAGTCCGGCTTGACCTCCAGGGTGTCGTTGGAAGTCCTGGCGAAAACACGGCCCTCATGGTCGTACTGCATGATCACATCGCCCATGTCGGCCTCGTTGAAGGCGCCGGCGTCAATCTGCTCGCGGACGATGTAGACATATCCGCCATAGGCATCGCGATAGAGGTCGTAGGGCTGGTTGAATACAGTGGCATATCCTTCGACGATCTTCTCACCGTCGCCCTCGGCGCGATGCTCGAACCGGGAGACGTCGATATTACGGTACTGCCGCCCCTCTTCCAGCTTTTGCAGTATGGTTTTAAGGCTCATTGTCATTCCCTCCATTCGCGGGTGTGATGGGCTCATTCTCGCCCAGGTCGTAATACTCGCCCCGGATCGGGATTTTCTGCCCGAGGCCGTTGGGCAGCGGGGGAAGGTTCCAGATCTCCCGCAGCTCGTCGATGGTCGCCATGCCGCGATCGGCGAAGCCCTGCGTCACTGCCAGCTTGTCGGCGTTGCTCATGTACTGGATGCGGTTGGCGGAGATGACCACCTTGTTGCCCTGGGACTGTTCCCGCAGGGTGAAAAGCATCTTTGTGAGGACCTCGGACAGCTGAATGGCGAAGGGCTCGATGGCGCCCTCATAGAAGGCCGCCCAGGCGTCGCCAAAGGCTTTATTGGTGAGGATGTCTTCATTGACGCCGAAATAATAATACACGTTATCACGGATGGCCTTTGCCTGGTCCGCGTCCACCACCCAGGGCTTGACGTCCACCTGCTTGATGTTGGTGTAGGTGTTCGGAAACAGCAGCAGGCCGCCACCCTTGGACTCCCTGGCGAAATTCTCCTCTGTGAAACGCAAGCGCTCTTTTTTCAAGTCCTCAGCCTTGGCGAAGTTGGACAGCTGCGCCATAAAGCGATAGGTGGCCGCGCTCTTGACGCCCTCCTGGATGCCCTGATTCTGGATGTGGATCAGCTCCATGGTCGGCAGCAGCGCATGGTTGGATTCGCCGAAGAGGTCGTTTTTATACTGATACCGCGTCATGATGCCGCAGTATTCCAGCTCCACCGCCGCGCGCTCGCCCCATCCGAACTCGTACCGGATATAGGGCACGCCGTTATACTGCACCAGCTCGCACCGGTTGGGGAGTGGGGCATAGATGCCGGAGGGCTGCCCGTACTCGTCCCAGATCGGTGTGATAAAGGCCGTGTTGTGTACGTCCAACAGCGTGGACAGCCGCCTCAGAAATTGGCTCCATGTTTGGAAGGCGTTCGGGCCGTGCTTTAATTTGGCATGGAGCGCCGGACGCGCCGCGCCCTGGGTCTCCACCTTCAATTTTGAGTTATGCGTGGCCCTGATCTCGATGGCGCTGCGCACAAGCTCGGATTCGTACAGACCGCCGGAGAACGAGGTGAAGTGCGGGGTGTAGCCGTTCAGCATCTTGAAGGTGCCCTCAAACTGACCGCGCGGCTTCGGGCGATTGCCGAACAGTTTATCAAAAAGTCCCATGTGTCTCACCTCAATTCTTGAGCTGTTCTCCGATGTTTGCGTAATGCTTTTGTCGCACCGTCATGGCGTCCAGCAGCGCCGCAGCGCCGTCAATGTGGGCGGTCGGGGTGATCTTCACCAGCTTGCCGCGTCCGCGTTCGGTGCTCATTTTGATGGCACTGTTCAGTAGGTGGATTTTCAGCAGGTCGTTGTCTCCGATGTGGATTTTCCCGTCCTCCAAAAGGCCTTGCGTCTCCTGGATGACGCCATAGAGGTTTTCGCCCTGGTATACGTCATCACAATGAAAACCATAGGCCTCCATATCCTTGATTAGATATTGCGCGCAGTATCGGTCATAACCGACCTGGAGCGGGAATATCTGATATTCCTCCACCAGACGCTTATACCAGTTGAGGCAGTCGTGATAATCCACGAAGTTGTCACCGCTGGGCGTCAAAAACCCGCGTTGAATGTAAATGTTGTAGGGGACGCCGTCGCGCTGCGTTGCCTCGTCGATCTTCTCAGAAGGCAGGAAGAAATGGGAGAACACATAAAGCTCGCCGGCGCGCTCGATTACGACGAGGCAGGCCGTCAGGTCGCGGGTCTGCGACAGGTCGATGCCGCCCACGCAGTAGGATTCGCGGAAGTCCTCAAGGGAGAGGGCAGGACCGGCAGCGCGCCCGACCACCTGAGCCGATAGCCATGCAAGGCTGCTACTCTGCTTGATGCAATTATATTTGGTGATAAACTCCGCTTTTTTTGATAGCGAGCCCTCGGCGATGGCGATCTCCTCAAGCAAATAGTCGATTGATACAGAAACACCCAAATTTGGATTAGATTTTTGCAATTCTTCAATGTCGTTCCACTTTTCAATAGTGTCAGACATATACAGAAATGGGAGAAGGCGTTTTTCTCCGCTTTCTCCCAACAGCAGGCGCGTGGCCCTTTTTATGATTTCATCATAAATCGAATCGTTGACATAACCAGAAGTGGTACATGACAGCATTATCCCTTCTGGTCGTGCGCCCATGCCTGACTTCATGACTTCGTAAGTCTTTAGCCCCTTATCTCCTTCCCAGCTTGCGATCTCGTCGCATATGCAAAGAGATGGGTTAAAGCCGTCCGACTTCTTTGCGCTTGAGCTGATTTTTTTCATCGTGCTGTTTGTGGCAGGGATAAAAATGTCAGACATGCGCTTTACTGGCAGAGTGTCGTTTGATTCAACTTTTTGATGAGTTTGTTTTCGCTTGGATTCTATTTCCTCTTTCCGCGCTTTATATTCCGGGTCTATCTGAATCATGGCCCATGCGTTATTATAAATAATATCCGCTTGTTCCAATTTGGGCGCTATATTGTAAACACGACATCCAAACCCGCCATCCACTTGAAATACATAGTTGGCAATGGCAGATGCCAACAATGATTTTCCGTTCTTCCTGGCAACAACAAGCACGATTTCACGAAATCGGCGCTTGTGGCTTTCATTATCGCATATGCCGAACAGGCATGAAATCATTGCTTTCTGCCAGAGCTCTAATTTAATGTGTTGAGGAGCCAATGGCCCCTCAACATGGAAACAGTGTTTTTCAATCCATTTTATTGCGTTGTTGGCTTTCTTTGGGTCGAAATAGAACTCTTTTTGCTCAATACCTCGAATGATCTGTTCATACAGCAGCTTTATCCATCGCCCTGCCACTATCGAACCATCAGAGATTTTTTGATAGTATTGAAGAATATAATTAGCCAACGTCCCGCGCTCCCTTTGCCGAATTGCATGAAAAGCACGCTAATTTCACATTGCCCCATGAGTGTTTCCCGCCTCTCGACAGAGGAACAATGTGGTCGATGGTAGGGTACCGTTTACCGGCTTGTCTTTTTCCATTGATTAGCGTCCAATCATTCCAATCAACAGTCATACCACACAGATAACACTTGCAGTCATCCTTTTCACATAGTTTCTCAAGTGAAATATCAGAATCGACGACGGCTTTTTTCTTCCTCGCTCTTCTAATCGGATCGTTCTTTCTGTGTGAATTGCGCCTCTGGCAGTCATTGCTGCAAAATATCTTGTTGCTATATTCAGGACACGAAAACGAAGCGCCGCACTCCTTGCATGTCTTTATTACGTTATCTGATGAACATTTTGAAGGATGCTTTTCGCCGCCTAAACCAGCGCCTCGCACGACAGCCGAAACCACGCCCTCATTTATTTCTAACTCATGTGCAATGTCCTTATAGCTTTCACCAGATTCTCGTAATGAAAGGATTCTATTGTTTCTTTCGTCTTTGGCTTTCCGGTTGTTCGTTCTCGGGAATTTAGTGATCCCCGCATTGCGGAGCACTTGCGTCACGCAAAGATTGTTCTTGTATCCGCAGATGGTCGCGATTTCTTCAAGCGTGTAATCTCCGCTCAAAGACATACTGATAGCAAGCTCTTTATCCGGCATGGTTTACCGCCTTTCGTAAACGCCTTAAAAAGAACTCGCCAGAGAAACGGCTAAGGCTGGCCGCTTTCGTGTAGCTATCACTATCTCTGGCGAAGTTGGCATAAATCGCGAGGGGCCAGGTTTTTTCGAGACTTGCCCCCCATCGGTCCCCGAGGCGGCGGCTCGAAGTCGCGCATGGGGGGGCCATCCGCGCAGCCGAAAACCGGCTTTTTCGCCATTTCCGCGTTTTCGGCCCTTCCGGCCTACAGTATCACGCGTCCCAGCTCATCCAGCTTATACCGTCGCCCCTCGCGTCCCCTGGGGTGCAGCTCCGCATGGCAATCCCTGCACACCAGCTGCAAATTGTTCCAATCCAGCAGCACCTTCGGGTCGTGGATGTTATCCGGGCTGATGTGCTCCTTGTGGTGTACGATCTCCCCAGGCTTGTATATGCCCTTGCTCAGGCACCGCTCGCACAGCCCCCGCGCGGCCTTGAAGTACGCTGCCCGGCAATCCTTCCAGGCCTTGCTCTTGTAAAACCCCTTTGCGAAATCCCGCGCCATGCGCACCTCCTAAAGCCACCGCCCGGCCTCGAACCGGGACCCTCTCGCTTACAAGGCGAGTGCTCTGCCTGCTTGAGCTATGATGGCATACAGTCCGCCTTTGACGGTGATCCGCAGGCGGACGCCCATGGGAAGGGAATGACTGGAGGACCCATGCGGCCCGGCTTATAGCCTGGAGGTTGTTCCCGTGAAACGCAAAGACCGCCGGTTGCCCAGCGGTCCACGGTAACAGTATAGCATGTTTTATGTGCATTGTGTTGACCCTTTTTCAACCCACCGCGCGCCATCCCACACAAACCGCCGCTGATAGGGATTGTGTGGACAACTCACGCACGGCTCCCTGTGCCACGTCACGCCGCTGGATGAAATGGGACATTTCTCCCGGCAATACCTCCCGCACTCCGGGCAGGCCGCCCACTCGCCACGGCCATTGAGCGCGCCGCCGCAGAACTTGCACCGCTTCACAGCACCAGCCCCACCAGCCAATAAACCCCGACCACGCACCAGGTCACGATCAGGGCCGCGAAGGCCATTGTCACGATCCCGACCAGCACAAGCATCAGTCTCTCCATGCTATTCCTCCTTCGGCTCCCACGCCTCATAATCCCCGGACGCGCACTCCGATTCCAGGTTGATTTTGCAATTGTTGTATCCACCGCCGAGGTCATACCGGCAGGTCTCGCAGCGCTTTTCCATGGTCTCAATCATTCCCACATTGCCGTCCTCCTCTGCGTGTCTGTCGGTCTGGATGTCCAGCAGCGCCACGTCCTGCTATACAAGTCGCTTGTCAAGTTTTCTGCGCCGGGAATTTCTCTGACTTCATCATCAATAATCCATCCGCATACGCCGCTGCGCATTTCTATAAAGACTGGTTCGCGTGTTACTCTATCGCTATTTACCCAATTACGCACTTCACCGACTTTCATCACCCTCGGCTCCTGCTCTTTCAGCAGGGCGAGGGCATCCTTTAGCTTTTGTGCCGTGCTATACCACCATTCACAATCGCAAGTTAGACCATGCGATAGTTCTGAATCAGAATAATCGCGCCATTCGTCAATTTCTTCTTGCATATCGCTAACGATGTTTTCCATCCCCTTGATGACATCCTCTCTCGTCATTATTCCCACTCCCCATTTCTCATTTCACGCAGCACCCAGAAAAACTTGCGCCGCATGGCGTAAAACTGCCGCTCGCCAATGGGCGGGCACTCCCTTGCAATCACGGCCTGCACGCCGCCGCGCCGGGTGACAGCCAGGATCATGACGCCCGCCATGTCTCCCGCCGCCACCCTCGCGGCCGCCTCGATCATCCTGACATCCCGAAGCAGCTTGTCCCGCCGGGCCGCCGTCGCCGCCACGGGGTCGGAGGTCTTGCCGCCGCCTCTGGGCATGAACGCGCCGAACTCCTTCCCGCCCTTGTGCCATGTCTCCGGCGTGGGCGTGGACAGCCTGAGGGTCAGCAGCGCATCGGCGTCACGCTTCTTCTGCTCATACTGAAGACAGAAGTAACAGAGCTCCTTGTACTCCTCCCAGCTGATGCCCCACTGGTCAAGCCGTATCGGTCGCGTCGATGCCATGTCATGCTCCTCCGCGCAGCGTATACCGCGCATATCTCGTCTTCTCGCCGTAACGGTTCACGGCGGTCTCCAGCTCCATGCCGATGTCGTAGCCCATGCGCTTGAGGTCGTGGATGCGCGCCCCCAGGCACATACATCCGAACTCTTTGAGCGCCTCCAGCGGCGTGATGCTGCCAAAGTCCCGAAGGTGCCGCAGCACCTTGTCACACTGTGTCACGTCTCGGCCTCCCTTTCTTCCTCGGCTCCGGGCGCTGAACGTCCGCCGGGATGATCCACACATCGCCCAGCTTTTTGCCGGGGATGTAGCCACGCCGCAGCATGTGACCGATCTGTGCGGGCGTAACGCCCCAGCGCGCCGCCAGCTCCTCGGTGGTGATCCATTTCAGCGATGTCAGCGGGCGCTTGATCTTCGCGGGCATCAGGCGTCACCGTCCATTTTGGCGGCACAATGCGGGCAGTAATTCCAATCCTCCATGACCATTGCGACTTTATAACCACAGACACTACACACACTATTCCAGAAGGGATATGTTTGTGGGCCTGCATGATACGGTTTCCAATACCCATGTACCACAGGCTTCATGTCGCTGGTGTAGACGAATTGCAGCTTATCCATCCCACTTCACCGCCTGTTGCAAATCAATATGCCCAATGATTTCTGCAATAGATTCGTATGTCCCCCAATGTGGACGGTATCTGCCCACTTCTGTAAGCAATGGTTGGTTGTTGAAGCCTTCCCACAATACAATCGCTTTGTATCTTCGTTTCGTTGTTTTATATACCAGACTTTCGTCAATCAGCACAACGTCGCCAGTTTTTGCTCTCATCCCCACTTCACCGCCTCAGTCTGCTCGTCGGTTGGTCTGGATGTCCAGCAGCGCCACTTTTTGCCATAGTCGGCGTTCATATATTTCCCGTCGTTATAATCTGCGTGTTCTATACCGTAAAAATATGTGACACCATTAGGCGACGCAACTATCATTTTCGTCACGGCTTCCGTAATCGCCGGACGTTGCATCGGCTGACTGATAGTTGCAGCGACCACGATAGAGAAAAACTCTTCCAGCCAAACATCCGTTTCATCCGGTAGGCTCTTTACTTCCGCGAGTGTCATCACTCGCGGCTCCTCCCGCTCAATCGCGTCCATGATGGCAGTAATGGCAACGTTCTCCGCCTGCTGACACTTGTCGTACAGCGCCATCTCCCGCCGCCGTAGGAACCAATCGAGGGCCTCATGCTTATCCATCCTCGCTCACCTCCACCGTAAACACCCGCCCGGCGTGGGCGCGTATCGGCATACGCTCAAACCCGCCGAAGGTGTTGTATCTCAGCTCCACGCCCTTGCCCTCCCGCCGGGCGACCACCTCACACACAAGGTGTGTGGGGTAGCCCCAGCGGTCGTGGCCGTGCAATGTGACCCTGCTGCCGATGGGCAGCGCCCGGACCTCTTTGGCGGTGATCTCCTTTGTCATGATGCCCACCTCCGACTAAAACGGAAGTTCATCTTCCAGATCCACCTCTTGAAACTCCCCATTGTCCGGCAGCGGGTCATTCCGTCCGGGCGGCGGCGTCGGGCCTGGGTCGGCGTTCGGGGCCTTGCCCAGCCCCTCCACGCTGTCGGCGATGATCTCGGTGACATATCTCTTGGAGCCGTCCTGGGCGTCATAGCTCCGGGTCTGTATGCTGCCCTCCACCGCCACCAGGCGGCCCTTGGACAGGTAGCGGTTGCAGAAATCGGCGGTGGCGCGCCAGGCGACCACGGTCAGAAAGTCCGCCTCCCGCACGCCCTGGGCGTTGGCAAATCGGCGCTGCACCGCCAGGCGGAAGGTCGATTGACTGATTCCGCTCTGGGTGGTGCGGGCCTCGGGGTCGCCCGCGAGTCGGCCTGTGAGGATTACTCTATTCATCACCCAGCTCCTCCTCCATGTATTTCGTCCCGGCCAGCCGCTCGGCCAGCTTCCCCAGCTTCTCGGTCTTTTTGAGGGTCAGATATTCCTCGTACTTGTCGCCGAGGATGATCTTGACCTGCTCCAGCATGATCTCCACGTCGGCGATCTCCTCGGCGATGTTGCCGACCACGGCTTCGCCCTCGGCCCACCGCGCCAGCGCCTGGATCAGCTCGCCCAGCTCCTCCATGGTCTTGATGAGCTGGTTCAGCCTGCCGTAATGCTTGACGGCCTGCTCGTAAATCTCAAACTCGTTCATGTCGATCTCCTTGCTCTATGGATTCAGTTTGCACTCCGCGTAAAACCGCGCCAGCCGGTCCATGCTCGCGGCCTTGGCCTGGTAGCTGTCCCGCTTCTTGGCGTAATACCGGTACAGCGCGTCTCTGACCTCCTGCTCGTCGAACAGGAACCCCGGCATGCGCTGCAAGGGCTGGATGCCCCGCAGGGCCTCGCACAGTATGGTGTAATCGACGTTGAACCGCCGCGCCCAGTCCTTTCGCGTCATCTTGCGCGCCATGCTCACACCCCCAGCGCCCATCGGTTCAGCCGTTCAAAGCCCCGCGCGAAGGCCGCGCCCATCAGGCACGCCATGCCGATCATACCCCAGACGACCCGCCCCGGCAGCGTGCTCTCCGGGTTATCGCCGTACATCCGCCGGGCACTCTTGATGCAGGCGGCGTAATAGCCCTTGGTTCTGCCCCCGCACACGCCGTAGAGGTATTCGTGCAGCTCCTTCGCCGGGTTCACCGCCTCCGCGGGAACCATGGCGGCCACGATGGCGCCCGTGATCTCCGGGTCGCCGTAGGTCTTTATGACCAGTCCCTTTTTCATCGTCTCGCTCTCTCCTCCTGCGTCATTCCATGGGCCGGCTCTGTGATCTCGGCCCAATGGGTGATCTGATTGTCGCCCGCCGCCAGGCTGTGCACCAGCATGGACGTCCGGGGCTTTTTGTCGACGTAGTACACGTCCGGCCGAAGTCTGACGCCCGTCCAGGTCCAGTAGACCGGGCTGCCCTCGTCGTCGGTGACGTGCAGCCGCACGCCGATGGCATATGGCGCGTACTCCTCCAGCCGGTAGCGGTGCCGCACCAGCACCGGCACGCCGATGGGCGGCAGCCGGTCGCTCGCCTTGATCCACTCGATCATCCTGTGCCCTCCCCGTACTTGCTCAGATCGACGAAGAAATCATCACCGAAGTCCTCGTCACGATATTCCCGCTGGGCGTAGTCCTGCGAGGGGGCCGCCCGCGCCTGGGTGAACTGGCCGTCACGGGCCCGCCAGGCGCGCACCATGGCACGCCAGTCGATGATCGGCGAACCGCCTGCCCGCCAGCCCCGCGCCGCGTAGTAGGCCACGAAGCCCTCCGCGTTGAAGCCGGTGTAGCCGATGGCCTCGGCGTATTTATTCGCTTCCTCGACGGTCGGCGGGTCATCCTGCGCGCGCGCCTCACTCACGTTTTCGACTGTAGGTTTTACGACTGTAGGTTTACTATCTGGTAATGGTTGGACTTCCATGTCAGATGCATTGGACTCTGATGTCACTTGCATTGGACTTCCATGTCCAATGCAATACCCCAGTTTTGTCACGGCATACCAGGTCGTGCGGTCTCTGGGGTCGGTGTTGTAGTTGCCGGTGACGATCAGGCCCTCCTCGATCAGCTTGTCGAGGGCCGTGCGGACCTGCCGCTCGCTGAGGTAGGGGAACAGCTCGGCGAAGGCCTTGCGGCTGTTGTACGTCCAGAACAGGCCGTCATGCTCATGCTTTCCGTTGGCGCGGTTGTGCTCGCACCAGTAAAAGATGTTGTTGAAGATGACCGCGGCATTCATGCCGTACTCCTGGGCGATCTCCACGTTGAAACTGTGCGTCATGCTCTCCGCGCCTTTCTATGGGTCCGTAATCCGTATATCTTGCAGATGGTCCTGTCGGCGATCACGCCGCCGGTGAGGTGGTAGCGCTTCAAAAAGGCTTGAAGCCCCATGATGTGGACCTCGGTGTGGTGTTCCCGGCAGAGGCTCATGACCTCCAGCCCCTCGTGGATGATCTCCTCGCGGTTGCGCCCCATTCCCACAGTGTCTATGTGATGAAGCTCCGCGCGCTTGCCGCACACCGGGCACCTTTTGTTGATAACGCACCGATAGACATAATCCTCGATGTCGTCCACATAGTCCAGCATGGGCCGCCGGGTCGGCACGTCGTTGTCCACGATGAAGCGGGCGATGTGCCTTTGAAACCCCGCCACCACGCTCATGCGGGCGTTGGCCAGGCTGAAAAGCTCCATGTCCTCCTCCAGGTGGGCGATGAAATCCAGCTTGAAATGATCCTTCACCTCGTCCAGCGCGTAGCCGGACCACTCCGCGATGGCGTTCAGCATGGCGTAGCAGCACCGGCGCTGACGGTCTGACAGCGGGCGGGAATCGATGGGGATGACGTCCACCTCCTGATATTCCCGCCGGTCCATGGTGGCGAAATCATCGTAGGGCGCCCGGATCAGCAGCTCCCGACGCTTCTCGTCATATCCCACGATGCGCCCCCGGATGCGCTCAATGAGCTTCGCCATTTTGCTGCCTCATGATCTTGTTGAACATCGCCGCGCACTGGTTGGCCGTCATGGTGCCCCAGTCCTCGCCGTACATCTTGTTGCAGGCCGCCAGCTGCTCCAGGTTGATGACGTCCCGCAGCATCTTCTTCTGCTCGGGCGTCGCCAGCTGGGCGCTGCCGGTGTTGGCGGGCTTGGGCTGGGCTTTCTGTGCGGGCTGTGGTGCGGGCTGTGCGGGCTTCTGCGCGGGCTTCGGTGTCCTGTCGATGGGCGTGTCCGCGATGCGCTCGCCCTCGTCCAGCTCGTCGGCGGCGAACTGCGTGCCGTAGCCCAGCATGGCCAGCGCGCGCCCCACGGCCTTGGTCTCGGCCTTCTCCAGAAAGTCGGTGAAGTCCTTGCGGCACTCGCTGCCGTGGCCGCTGCTCTTGAGCACGCCGCTCTCGTCGCAGATCAGCGCCTTGAAGATGGCGTGCTGGTCGTCGTACTCCAGCGGCATGGTGTCGATGGACCAGTCAGGATGTTCCTCGCGGAACCACACCAGCCGCCACGCCACCTGAAGGTAATCCTTGCCCTTGAGGCTCATCATGTGCTGATTGGGGTCAAATGCCATTGCGTTTCGCCTCCTCATGGGCGTCTAAATCTGTGTATGGTCTCCGGCGCCGATGGGTGACCACCGCGCCGGCGTCCTCCATGGCCTCGGAGATGGCCGCCAGCTTCATCGGGTGCTCGCCCTCATTTTGAGGCTTGCAAATCCCCGGCGGCCTGTGGTATAATGTCATTGGATGCAGATTCATCGTTCGTCGCATCCCCTTCCTGTTCTCCCGCCGGTCTCGTCCACCGGCGGGCTTTTTATGGTCAGGGGCGCATTGCCTTATCCACATGACGCGCGCCCCCTGTGATATTTTGTCGCCCGAAATCCCGTCTACGTCATAGCATCCCTCCTGTCCTCGTCGGTCGTGCTCGTCTGCTGTCGTGTTGGTATCCATACCGCTCTACTGCCTGCGCGGGCAGATGATGATGTGTAGTCGTGTGATGCTAAAATGCCTTGTGGACAGCCGCCCGCGCATTTGGTGGGGCGTGGAGGTGCTGACCCTCCATCACAAACCGTCCGCCACATGGCCGGGTCGCCCCGGCTCAGTTTTTCTTGAATCCGCGCTTGTTTTCCATCTTCGCCATGCCGCGCTCCTCACCGATCAGGTAGCCCAGATACCCGGCCATGAGCTCCACGGCGATCACCATCCAAACACCCATGCTCAATCCTCCCTCAGTATGTACCGCGCCACGCAGAAGGGCTCCCGGTCGGGCTTGCCGCGAAACGCCTCCTTGCGATAGGCCCGCATCAGGCAGCAGCGCCCGTCCGGTGACGACACGGTGTAGTCGATATAGCAAAGACTTGATTCCATCCGGTAGTGGCCGCCATCGATGTGCTGGATGGGCCACGCGTGGTTATAGATGTTCTTGATGGCCGCCAGAAGCACCGCGGGCAGTTTGCGATACCTGGGCGGCATGTTGCCCTTGATGGGGGACACCTTCACGGTCTTGACGCTGTCGGTCAGCCTCATGTCGCCGCCTCCATTTCACGGATCAGCGCCCGCACCTCGGCGGCGTCCCTGGCCGCCTGCTGCTCGGTGATCTGCATGACCACGCCCGCCAGCTCCATCACCATGTCGCCCAGGGTGTCGGCGATGTTGTCCTCTCCGGCCTCCCGCGCGTAGTTGATGGCGTCGGTCAGATGGTCGATGGCGAACAGCAGGTTTTCCCGCCGTTCATGTAGTGATGCCATACCCGCGCCTCCTATCTGAACTGGATGCTGGTGGTCCGGTATATCGACACGCCGCCCACGATCTCGCCGGTCTCCTTGAAGTTCTTCAGTATGGCCCGCTTGTCGATCTTGTCATCCTGGGGCACATGGTACTCGGCGGGCACCTTGTTCGCGTCCAGCACATCCACGCTCGGCTGGTTTATCCGCACGCTCCACGCGCCGATGGAGGTCTGCAGCTTTGTGGCGCCCACCCGCTGCATGGCGCTCAGGAGCTGCGCCTTGAGGCGCTTCTGGGCGGCCTCGACGGCATCGGCCTTGTCGGTCAGGCGCTTGGCCTCGGCCTCCAGCGCGTCATGCTGGGCCGTCAGATTGCGCAGCACGCGGGCGTAAGCCTCACCCTTGTCGCCGATGTCGTCCTGAAGGGCGTCGATCATGTCCAGCAGCTCGCCCCGGCGCTCGTCGTCCTCGGCGGCCTCGTACTCCGCCAGCAGCGCCGTGTATTCGGTGGTAAGCTCATACAGATTCATCGTCTTTCTCCTTTCTCGTCCTTCCCAGCATCCTGTCCCAATCGCTGGTGTAATAGGTCTGCCCATCCGGGAACGCGGTGACGTCGATGCGGTTGTCACCGGTGTAAACGCTGACCTGTCCATCCCTGCCGATGGCGACGTTGACGTTGAAGTCGCCCGGCTCCATGTCGTGGCAGACCTCGCCCAGCTTCTTTGCCAGCTCGATCAGCTTGTCCTCCTGCGCGTGCCGCGCCTCAAATTCCTGATACGTCATTGCGTCCCTCCATGTAGGCGATAAACCCCGCCTTGGGTATCTTCACGCGGTTGCCGATGCAGATGGTTGGAAAGCCCAGCCCCTCCGGGCACTGCCGCGCCCACACCCGGATGCTCTGGCCGTCCGTGCCCAGCACCGCCGCCACCTCGCGGGGGATCAGGTACTCCCGGGGGATGGCCTTGATGTCGTCCAGCGTCATTCGTCAACCACCTCGACAAACTCGCCGCCTTCCAGTTTGTACCAGGTGTCAGGCTTCAGCGCCTCGCCGTCGATCTTCCCGGCCTTGACGCAGGAGGGATACCACTTTTTATCGGTATTTCTTTTCCACTCGGCCAACACGATCCAGTTGCCGAGAGCACCCTTGGCAATGGAGTTATAACCGATTGCCGCGCCGACGGAATTGGTGCCGCGGATGTTGATCTGCGCCCCGTCGCCGCTGGAACCGATCTGCGCCCCGTCGCCGCTGGAACCGATCTTCGCCCCGTAGCCGCTGGAACCGATCTTCGCCCAGTCGCCGCTGGAACCGATCTTCGCCTCGTCGCCGCTGGAACCGATCTGCGCCCCGTAGCCGCTGGAACCGATCTTCGCCCCGTCGCCGCTGGA